CCAGACCGGATGGCAATCATTTCAGTCTGGAACATAACGGGGTGCGCTGATGAGCAGCGGGCAGTGGCTGGTTGTGGTGGCGCTGGCGTTTGTCTGGGGCTGGCTGACCGCTGACTGGCGGCGTGACAGCTTAGAGCTGGCAATCAATACAGCGGCGCAGGTGGCCGGTAATGAATCGCGAAAAGCAATGCAGGGTATTGCCAGTGATTCGGCCAGAGCGCTGGAAGATAAACTGGAGGCGTTAAAAAATGTGGCACCGCGAGAGATACGCACGGAAATACTTAAGCCCGTTTTTACCAATCGTTGTCTGTCTGATGAGTTTGTCAGCATGTACAACAGCGCCGCAGCCGGTACCGAACGTGCGTTATCAGGAAAACCTGAAAACTAAATGCACAACGCAGCTGCCGCGCCTGAACGGTACGACAGGAAAAGATGCAGCGGAATTACTGACAATTTATCCTGAAATTTATGGGCAGTGTGCTGCGCGTCATAATCAGTTAGTGGACGAAATTAATTTAAGAGAGAGTATGAGTGATGGAACAAATTAAACTGTGTGTTTGTGGTGTTGATATTGTTTTTGAGCCAAATCAGACCGCCTACAACAAATTTGTTAATGAAATGGCGATGGATAATAAAGTTGCCCCGGCACATAACTATCTGACGCGAATTGTGGCAACGGAAAGTAAAGAAGCACTGGCAGAAGTATTAAAACGTCCGGGTGCAGCGCTTCAACTGGTTGGCAAAGTAAATGATATTTATGCGCCTGAACTGGAAATTGAAGTAAAAAACTGACAAAGCGAGTCCATGAAATTGAAAGGAATGGACTCGAACAATATTTAATTCTCCGCCGTCATTATTTACCGCATGGTCAGGATTCCGTTGATGATATCGCCGCCGCTATCTGGCTGGACAATCGTCACTGGGAATATACCGGAATAGCCGTGGCCAATGGTGTGGCAAAAGCATTTAAAGGCACTGAATGAAACAATTAGATTTTACATTGAGCCTGATTGATAAATTATCCCGCCCGTTAAAACAGGTGCAGGGTAACGTCACCGGCTTTGCGGAAAAATCAAAAGCGGCCTTTATGCAGATTGGCGGCGGCGCGGTGGCGCTGGCCGGTGTCGGGATGGCGATCAAAGGCGCATTATCACCGGCAATTGAAATGTATGACGCGTTGAATGATGCCGCCGCAAAAGGGATTGATGATTCCGCGCTTAAGACCGTTCAGCGTGATGCCCTGCGTTTCAGTACAACCTACGGTGCCAGCGCGGTGGAGTTCGTTAAATCCACGGAAAATATTAACGCTTCCATTGCCGGACTGACGGGTAATGAACTGCCGAAGGTGACGAAAGTCGCCAATACCCTGGCGTTTGCGCTCAAGTCCACAGCGGCGGACACGGCGGAATTTATGGGGCAGATGTTCGGTAACTTTTCCGCCGATGCCGCCAGACTGGGCAAGGTGGAGTTTGCCGAGCAACTGGCAGGCAAGATGGTTTATATGCGCAAAACCTTTGGCACAGAAATGGCCACTATCAAGGATTTGATGGAAGGTGCGCGCGGCGTCGGGACTAACTACGGTGTGGGGCTGGATGAACAGCTGGCCGTGCTGGGGCAACTTCAGCGGACGCTGGGAACGGAAGCCAGCAGCGCCTATGAAGGATTTATGACCGGCGTGATTGATGGCGCTAAAAAGCTGGGGCTGTCCTTCACGGACTCTACCGGCAAAATGCTGTCCATGCCTGAAATGCTGATCAAATTGCAGGGTAAATACGGCAAAAGCCTGGAAGGGAATCTGAAAGCCCAGGCGGAACTGGATGAGGCATTTGGTGACAGTTCGGCGGTGGTGAAACACCTGTATGGCAATGTGGCACTTCTTCAGCGGAACATCACGGAGCTGGGCGGGGCGGATGGCCTGAAGCGCACCCAGGAAATGGCACAAAAAATGGTGAAGCCGTGGGATCGGTTTGTCCAGATCCTGAAAGCCATTCAGACGGTGATTGGGCTGACGCTGATGCCGGTGTTGTACCCGATGTTGAATCGTCTGGCAGATATGGGGCAGACCTTTGCACGCTGGATGCAGTTGTTTCCCAACATTGCCCGCGTTATCGGTTATGCGTCTGTGGCCTTGCTGGGATTTGCTGCTGTGGGTGCGGTGGCCAATATCGTGATGGGGGCGTCCCGGTTCATCATGATTGGGTTACGCGGGGTCTGGGCTGCGCTGACGGCTGTCACGAAGGTGTATACCGCCACGGTATGGCTGGCGCAGACTGCCGTCACAGCCTGGAATGTGACACTCAAATTTCTGCGCGGGGCTTTGCTGGCGGTGCGTATGGCCGCAGTGATGGCCGGGATTGGCATCAATCTGATGAGCTGGCCGATCCTGCTTGTGATTGGTGCGGTGGCCTTACTTGCTGCGGGTTGCTGGCAGCTGGTGAAACACTGGGACACGGTGAAAAATGCCGTGATGGAAACAGAGGCGTTTCAGGTCTGCGCCAGAGTCGTGGAATGGCTGGCCGGGGTATTTGCCTCCGCCTGGGAATTTATCAGTGCGGGCTGGAATGCCTTTATTTCTCTGCTGACCGGGTTTTCTCCGTCTCAGGCATTAAGCGGAATGGCCACCGGCATTGTCTCCCTGTTTGATAATGTCTGGCAGTCCATAAAAAGCGGTTTCCTGACGTCATGGAACTGGATTGTCGAAAAACTTAATAAAATCCCCGGCGTGGATATCTCACTGGCAAATGAATCTGCGCCGCCGCTCACCGGTAATGTACTTTCAACGGGAGGGGAATTAAAAGGGATTGATAAGGGCGGCATTAATAAAACAATCAGCAGTAATTCTAAATCGGTGACAGATAACAGCCGTAAAATTGGTGAAGTGCATTTCCATACAAAAGAGGCGCTTTCACCGGGTCAGCTAATGGAATGGCAGGAGCTAAATGCGTGAGTGAGATTCTTTATATTGATTTGCTGATCATGGACGGGGATTTTGTTCTTAATACAGGTAATGAACCTGAATTATGTAATAACCGCAGAAGTATCGGGCAGGACATTATTCACGCCATTATTGAAAGTGGTCTGGCAACGGAATTAATTGCTGAACGCAGTCCGACAATGCGGGCGGATATTTTCACCCGCATGGAATTACTGATTGAAGAAGACGATCGTATTGTGCCGGGTACGGTGGATATCAGTGAAGAAAGCCAGAAACGGTTATGGATTACGGCCAGCACATACGACTTCGGCGGGATTTCAACGCAGGTGGATTTATGACGGAAAAACCCCAGGTCGATTTTGAAGAGGTGGTGAAAGCCAGCGGAATGCCGGTGACGGAATCCGAGGTGCGCGAACGCTTTAATGCGATTGCGGACGATGAGGGCATCATCACCAACACATCCCGCATGTCACCTTTCTGGCGGCTGATTACGGCCATTGTGACTGCACCGGTCATGTGGCTGAAGGATGTTCTGGTGTCCACCGTGCTGGCCAATATGTTTGTGGCGACGGCCAGCGGTAGCATGTTGCGATTGCTGGCCTGGGCGGTGAACGTCACGGCAAAACCTGCTAGCGCCGCAGAAGGGGTGATCCGGTTTGTTAAGGAAGATGCCAGAGCGGTGGTGACGGTGAAAGCCGGAACGCTTATCCAGACCGAACGCATTAACGGGACGGTGTACGAACTGGCCACGACGGGCGATGTGGTGATCCCGTCAGGAACCGCCAGTGCATTGCTGCCGGTGAAAGCGACAGGAACAGGGGGCGCGTACAACCTTGCGCCAGGGTATTACCGCATTCTGCCCGTGGCCGTTGACGGTATCAGCCATGTGGCCAGTGAGGAAGACTGGCTGACCGTTCCGGGAGCTGATGAAGAAAGTGATGACGAACTGCGCGAACGATGCCGCAATCAGTTCAATCTGGTGGGGAATTACCACACCGACGCCGTGTACCGTTCGATGATTGCCAGTGTTGCGGGACTGAGTATTGATCGGATTTTCTTTGAGCACGAAGCGCCTAGGGGACCAGGTACCGCGAACGCTTATCTGTTACTGGACAGTGGGGTGACTTCCGCACCGTTTGTGGATGCTGTGAATGACTACATCAACTCACAGGGGCATCACGGCCACGGCGACGATATGCAGTGCTATGCCATGCAGGAAACCCTTCACGATTTAGTAGTCACCGCCTGGGTCAAAAATCTGGCAAACCTTAGTGATGATGAGAAGAAAGGGCTGAAGGACGGGATAGAAAACCTGATCCGCTGTGCCTTTCGTGAAAATGCTGACTTTGACGTCAGAAAAACATGGCCGTACTCGCGTTTCTCGTTCTCCCAACTGGGGAGGGAAATACACAAAGCCTTTGCACTGACGGAATCGCTGACTTTTTCACTGGGCGACATCACCAGTGAACTGAGCGTGCCGCGCCTGAAATCACTTGTGGTGAACATTGAAAATGAATGAGTTCATGAAAAAGCTGGCGGGGATGGTGCTTCCTTCCTGGATGAATAAAGGCGAACCGGGGAAGTTGCTGAAAACAGCGCAACGGTTCTGGGCTGAGGTTTACGGCTGGATTACCTGGCCGCTGAATCAGTTTGATCCGCTGACGTGTACACCGGCGTTACTGAATTTGCTGGCCTATGACCGGGACATAGCCCGCTTTGACGGGGAACCCCTCGGCCTGTTACGTAAGCGCGTGGCGTATGCATTCATTAATGCGCGGGATGCCGGTTCGGTGGAGGGATTTATCAACATCTTTGAACGGCTGGGCATCGGGTATGTGGAGTTACTGGAGCGCCAACCAGACATTGACTGGGATGTAATTCTGGTTCGTGTCACGGACAGTCAGATAGCGGACAACACGCAGCTGCTGATCCAGATAATCCGTCAGTACGGGCGAACATGCAGGCGTTATCAGTTTGAAGTCATTACCTCTGAAAAGCTGACTATCCGGGCAGGGTGGGATCAGGGGGAATACGTGGTTTATCCGGCAACGTTAAGCGGGACGGAAACCCACAGCGCAACATTCAGCGCAGGTTTGTAAGGAGTTTTATATGTCACAGACAACTATCACGCTGGCGTTTGAGCAATGGAAAGCGAAACAGGCCGCGACAGGTGAGGCGGTTTTACTGGACGAGTTTGTGTTTGCCAGTGTGCCAGGACTGAACTCTGATACCCCCGTTGACCGGAATGAAAAACTGCCACCGGCTGCGCAGATTGTTCACCGGCAGCCCGTTACCCGCACCGGCGTGGTGAATGAAAACGGGGTGGTGTATTCCGCTGTACTGGGGGCAGACGTGGGGGATTTCAGTTTTAACTGGATCGGTCTGCTGAATAAGGCCAGCGGAACGCTGGCGATGATTGTTCATGCACCGGAGCAGCAAAAGCTGAAAACGAAAGAAGGCCAGCAGGGTAACGTCCTCACCCGTTCATTCCTGATGGAGTACAACGGCGCCCAGACCGAAACCGGGATTAATACACCGGCTGAGACGTGGCAGATCGATTTCACTGCGCGTATGGCCGGAATGGATGAACGCCAGCGTCTGGAAAACGTGGACATTTACGGCGCGGCGGCGTTTTTCGGTGATGGCTGGCTGGTCAGTAAAACCGGTAATCAGTTTTTCGTGACCAAAGGCACCGGCTACGTGGCGGGGTTACGTGCGCCACTGGATGCAAACAAGAATATTACCGTGACCGCCAAACCGGTAAAGGTCTGGCTGGATGTGTGCTGGACGGGGGCGTTGACCAGTGTCTGGAATGTTCAGAGCAAGATTACCGTAGCGGAAAGCCTGGCTGATTATGTGCAGAACGGCGTACAGCATTACGTGTTTGCAGTGGCCAGCATTGATGTGAATGGAAATATCGCCGATTTGCGGCCAAAAGGGACGCTGAATGAGCAACAGGCAAGCAACGATTATCTGCGCAAAGATGCCAGTCTTGCTGATGTAAAAGACAAACCGAAAGCGCGAAAAAACCTTGCACTAGGTGAGCTGGCGACACTCGACAGAAATGATGTGTTGCCGGTGGGGATACCGGTACCCTGGCCAACGGATACGCCGCCAGCCGGATGGACATTGATGCAAGGCCAGGCTTTTGATAAAGCGGCCTATCCA